TTTGTATGCCTTAACCAAATCACAGAACTCATTTAATATTATATCGTTATATTTATACCACGCAGAAGTGTAATCTATTAAATCATCAAGGATTACCATAGTTTCTAAACTCAGTTTCTTTCTGCTGTAAAGTCTGTATGCTAAAGGGTGTTTACCTTCAAGCATTTTAAAATTCTCATTGAATGACCCGTCATAATCAGACATAATACAAATCTCATTTTCAAAGTTGTATGACATCGATTCGACTTGCTTTTTCCACTTCTGATAATTAATTAGATTAGCACCAGTGAACATATTACCAACCCAACCTTCGTTGCCTTGTGTAATATTAGAAATAACATAGTCTACCCAATCGTCGTGTTTGAATCGTTTGGCAGCCTTCTCAAAGAAGTATCTGTCTTTTCTACTTTGGTAGGTTATTTCATTTGCTCTGACTTTACCATTATACTTAAAGAAGTCGTATGTCTTATTATTGAAATGCTGTTTAATGGCAAGGTATGTTCTGTAACTATCGAATCCGTTCACTGCTATCATATAGGAAGTCTTGATGATTTAGGTAAAAAGTTTAAGTCTTCTGCTTCAACTTTAATCTTCTCTTTTATTAATGGACTAATTAATTTGTTAACATCTTGAATATCAAATTCATTTTCTTCGCACCACCAAACAATAGCATCCATATAACTTATTCGCTTTTCTTTAACTATCTGTTCTACGATGATAGAAAACTTTTCTCTATTTAAGACATCAATCATTCTCACTCCTTACTTTAGTTAACCATTCTTTGTGGGTATAATATTCAGAAGTTAATTCTGCCATTTCATCCCAATATAATTCAATGCTTTGTTTTAAGTGTTCTTTTTGTTCATCAGTTAGATTATTATATTTTTGTTTTATCATTTCTTTATTAACAAGTTTCAATCCATATAAAACTTGAGTAAAGTTAGAATCACCAAACAAGTGATAAGAAGTATCTACAAAGTCTTCAACAAAAGGTATTCTAGTTTCCCACTTTCTTAATTTTTCAGAAAGTGTTGGTGGAATATCAATATCTTTCAAACTTTTCCAAAACTCAGTATCATCTCTATCAGTAATATAATGTAGAGCAACAAACTCTAATACATTATCCATCACTTTATTAATCTTATGATTATAATCTATTATATCATACTTTGAATAATTCTCTAAATAATTTAATAATAAAAATGCTTGTCGAATGGTTGTTCCAATAGAAGTTGCTTCTAATGGTTCAATAAAATTAGCAGACAATCCAGTAGCAAGACAATTCTTAATCCAAGTTTCTTTTAGTTTCCCTGGAGTAAACTTAATGTGTTTACCCACTTCAATCTCATGCCCTAAAAATTCTTCAACTTCTTTCTTTGCTTGGTCTGCATCAATGTAATCACTATCAAATATATAACCATTACCCCAACGACCATAAGTAGGTATTCTCCACATCCAACCATACTTCATTGCTTGTGCTAATGTATAATTTGCATAATCATCTGTGTCTGGAGTAGGGAAAGCAATTGCTTCTTTCATTTTTAAATACTTACTATTTGAAACCCACTCAGCACCAAGTTTAGAAATAAGAACTCTTCTAAAACCAGTGCAGTCAATATAGAAATCAGCAGTGTATGATTTTAATTTAGAACCAATTAGTTTTGTGATGCCATCATCATCAGTTTCAACTTCTGTTATTTCATCAATGATAATATTGATATCTGCTTCTTTACATTTCTTTTCTAAAAAAGTATTTAACTTATGTGTATTAAAATGATACTGATTGTATCTTGATTCGTCTGTAGATTTTGGAAATTTATTTTCCACAATCGGTGGCATGATTAAATGATGATTAGGGGCATCATTTGCCATAAGGTCTACATAACAAATCAATTCATCGTGGTTTCTCAAATTAACAAGACCACCAATACTATGCATATATGGTTCTTCTTTCCAACCATTAAATAGAACACCACCTTTACCAGTAGCATCAGTTTCTTTGATTAATTCCTTCCAGTCGATACCCACATAATCCATAAAAATAGACCAGTGTTCTGTTGTTCCTTCACCGACACCAATGATACCTATTTTATCAGATTTAATTACATTAATATCAAAGGAACGAAATCTTGTTTTAAGAATTAAAGCAGTAACATAACCTGCTGTTCCACCACCAACTATTGTAACATTTTTCAAATCATACTCCTAAGATATTCTTTATGACCGATGTATTCTGCGGTCGCAATTTCTTTTTTTCTGTCAGTCAAATAATTATTTATATTGGTTTCAAAATCTTTTTGCCATGCCTGAAACTCAGAATACCTTTTCTTTAATTCTTTTATATTAAACAAATCTAACCCATACATTATCTGTATAAAGTTTTCTGGTTTGAATAAAATTAAATTGATGTCTTCAAAGTCTGAATCATTCGGTAATCTATATTCCCACTTATCTAATTTTTCTTGTAATGTATCTGAGATAGTTACTGCGTTTTTCCAAAACTCTGTGTCTTCTCTTTTACTAAGAAAATGTAATATAACAAAGTCTTTAATGTTTTCTATTAAATAATTAAACCTTTTATTGTATTCGATTATACTAGAAGGTGTATAATTTTCCAAATAATCTGTAAGTAAGAATGATTGTTGTATGCCAGTAGAAATAGCAGATGCTTCTAATGGTTCTACAAAATTAGCAGACAGACCTATAGCAACACAGTTACCAATCCAAGGACGGTCGACTGCTCCTGGAGTAAATCTAATGTTTTTAAATATCTCTATTTCGTGACCAAGAACTTCTTCAACTTCTTTCTTTGCTTCTTCCGAATCAATATATTCATTATTGTAAACATATCCATTACCCCAACGACCGTTCGTTGGAGTGTTCCACATCCAACCATACTTCATTGCCTTTACTTTAGTATATGTTGGGTAATCATCTGTGTCTGGAGTAGGGAAAGCAATTGCCTCGTTGGTCTTTAACCATTTAGTATGAGGCTGCCACTCAGCACCCAACTCACCAATTAATAATTTTCTAAAACCAGTCGAGTCAATATAGAAATCAGAAACATATTTTCTTTCACCAGTTATGCTAAGAATTTCTCCTCGATAAACATCGACTCTTTCGATATCATCTTCAAATACTGTAATACCCCTTTCGACTGCTACTTTATGTAGATACTCATTCAATTTAAATGTATTAAAATGATATTGATAAGTAGGTGATTGTTTTGTAATATCAACACCCTCTAAAAGTTTAGGTATCTTACTTTCTACAAAAAAACTATCGTTTAAATCAAACTTATCACATTCTTCTGATATTAACTTAAGATAAGCGCCTTCAATACCTGCCATATGATTGACACTATGCATATAAGGTTTATCACTAAATCCTTCAAACATTATTCCTGCTTTAATAGTAGAGTCGCATTCTGTCACCATATCTTTCCAAGATATACCAACAAAATCTATAAAGTCACCCCAATGTTCAGTAGAACCTTCACCAACACCCACGATTCCTATCTTACTAGACTTAACTATTTCTATATCATAATTAGGATATTTTGTCTTAAGAATAAGTGCGGTTGAATATCCAGATGTCCCACCACCTACAACGGTTACTTTCATGCGGCTTTCATAAACTCTGGAACGGGTCGTTTAGTCCATTTCGCAAAGTCTTTTTTCTCATCTCTGTAGTAACATCTGTATGCTTCGACTACATTCTTATTTTTACAATAGTCTGGCATTGCTTGAGGTGGTTCTGTAAACCCAACCTCTGGAATGTTCTTTGGTGAAGTATGAAGTATTCTTCTTAGTTTTCTTTCTGTTTCGTGAATCTTACCGTATCTCCAAGTATACTCTTCGCACAAAAATACGAACATTCTATACAAATAATTGTAGTTGTCTACTGATTGCCTTACCCAAACATTATCGGGGTGATTTATATGACTGGCTTTGTAGAGAACGGACTCTAAGACGGAATTTTCCATCATATACCGTTTAATCTTTCTACCGTTCTTAGATTTGTCATAATACTCAACACCATCAAGAACACGATGAGCGGTGCATAATTGTTGGGCATATTCGATAATCATTTTGACAACATGCTTGTCACAGTGTAAACGAGCAGAAGTTTTTGGGTCTGGGTGTAAATAAAATACATTCATAATATAATCTCTCTCATCACTTAGATATCTATATTATACTACAAAGGTTCTGGAAAGTCAATATCTAATCCATCAAAAAAATCACTTAATG